ACTCATCTTTGTTTTGGTTTAATAATTTTTCTGTTTCTGCGTTGACCTGATCTTCTGACCAATCAGGGTATTTAATATGCAGTAATTCATGAATAATATCTTCTTCCGTAAGATTTCTATCGTAAAATATTACTGCATTTTTATTTTCAAAATTACGTTCAATACCTATAAAGTAACAATCTTCTGCTGGGCAATCACATAGAACTTGATTATTATTTAATTGTTCTAATTCAACAGTCCAATCAGTTAGTTCTAACTTCTTAAGCCATTTGTCAATCATTCTATTCTGATTTAAAGATTTCGTTGTAGTATTGTTCTGCTTCTTCATAACTATAAGAACATTGTTTACAAGCATTAATTATCTGCTCTTTCTCAATTTCTTTGGCTTGTTTAAAAAGTTCATCATACTTTTTCATAAAAGACATGATATCTAAACCAATATCTTTTTCTAATAATAATAACTTTAGCTTCTTACTAAACCATTCTACTGCTGTCTGTTTCATTCTATTCTGATTTAAAGTTTATTTTCTTCTTTAATTTCTATTAATAATTTAATAGCATCTTCATAATCACCATTCTCTATAGCAAATATTACCATGTCTATATCTTCTTCACTAGTAAAAATCATATTAATAATTTATGAAGAGTAGCATTTGCAAAGCCAGCAGGTATCTCTTTAATCTTAGGACCAATAATATTTTCTTTTATTAATATCTCTTCTATACCTTCATTTTCTGACCAAGACTTAATTAATACTTCATCTTCATTTATATTTTCATCTGGTAAATTAACTGTTGCTGTTAATATAGGCATGCCATCTTCAGAATCAATTAATTTTATTGCTGTTCTATTATTTGTGTAATAAAACTTTGTAACATTACATTTAAAATCTTTAAAATTAATTTGTTTAATATCCATTTTCTTTAAAAGTATATCTAGATTTCAACGCTTGCCCCATTTCATCAAAGTTAATAACATGCGGTACATAGGATAAATCTTTATAGTTAATATTTTCAAGAGTAAAAACTCCTTTTTCTTTAATTCTTTGTTTTCGGAACTCTAAAATAATTAAAGCAACCATATATAAATTGTCTTCATCATTACTAATCATCATATTTATTAAATTATTTTTTTGTTCTGAATCTAAATAATTAAAATAAAGTAATAACTTAATTTCTGCTAAAAACATAAATGGTTTAAAATCGTTATTCTTACTTCCATTCATATACATATACCATAAATAAGCCATACTACTATCCTTTACTTTACACATTTCATAATGTTCTTTGCAAATTTCAGTAATAAGATTTTTTGTTTTTTTGTTTTTTAAGATATTTTTCATTTAAAATATATAACGGATTTTATTCCAAGGTATAATTTGATCATGCAGTTTTGTCCATTCTTTAATATATTCTGCTTTTAAATCATGTTTATACCTAATATTAGAGCCACCATATTGAGAAATTTTTGATTCTTGTATTTCTGGTTTCCACAAAAGATTTTCACCGGGTAGATCATTATTAAGATTATACTCATGTTTATTTTTATTATGAGTTAGAAATATTACTTCAGCTTTTACTAAAGGTTTATTATCTTTTTTAACAATACCGTTAACTAATGCAAATAAATCTAAGTAATCATTTAACCATTCATCATATACTATAACAGGAGAAAAATTAATATGAACATCATATCCTGCTTCAATAAAATCATTTATTGCTGCAACTCTTTTAAAAATACTACTTGTATTAGGTTCTAATATTTCTCTAATATATTCAGGTATAAGACTAAATCTTATTCTAATCTTACCCTCTGGATCATAATTAAGAAAATCTTTATTTACATACTTAGTAGCAAATGAACCCATTGCTCTAGGATGTTCTTTAAAGAAATCAAATATTTTTTCCCATTCATGATATTTGGCATGTAGTGCAAAATCTTCATTACAACTTATATCATAAGTAATATACTTATCATGAGTTTGATTAGGTTTTTCTGTAGTATCGAAACTTGCATGAGAATTAATTTCTGATAATATATCCCAATAATTTGTTGCAACATTTAATTCTGTTGGTTTATGTCTTTTCATGTAACAATATGTACAATTGTATAGACATCCGTAGCCAAAGCTTGGACTAATATAGTCTGTGCTTCGGCCACTGGGTCTAATTAACATAGATTTTCTAGTAACTTTTTCAACCATGATTTATTTAATTCTAACAGTATTTTCATCTACTTTAATAAAATCATATCCACATTTTACACATGCTAAATCTACTGAACTATATTGTACTAAATTATCTTTTAGACAATTTGGACATAATATATCAGTAGGTGATGTAACATTTTCTATGTTGTCTAAATTAGAAGACAAACTTTCATTTAATTTCTGTATGTATAAATCTTTCATTCTACCCATATCTTAAGTGCTTTAGTTAATAAATCAGCTGCAGCCTTGTCACTTCTTAAATCATTAATCTCTGCATAATTTTTTAGTTTATTGTAAACATTTAAATGAAGATTTACTGTGACGCTTGTCTTTTTCTTTAAGATCCGTGACATAGATACTTGTTCTTTAGTTGGAAATTCAAACGGATACTTAATTAAATACTCATTAACATTTGCAATAAAAGAAATATCATCTATACTTATAAAAAACGGAGCTTGCCATTTTGCCTGTGTAATAGTATTTCTATTTAAATCTAAAAAATTACTAATTGTTTCTTCAGTAAGTTTGAATTTAAAATAAAGTAAACTAATTAAATAGTTCCTTTTATCTATATCTTCTCTTAATCTTTTTTTTGATTTTTTAGAAATCTTTTTCAAGTGGTTTTTACATTCTATAATAATTTCAGCTCTTGTATAATCCATAATTTTATATAAAAAAAGGAAAAACTAACCCTTTTAAAATTGCAATAAAAGGTCCTACAATTAACGTACTAATAAAATCGTGTGTTTGTGCATACAAGTAATAAAAATATATTGTATAAAAAGAGGATCCAATTAGGTATATAGATGTTATTAAACCTAATATGTTTATTAGTTTTTCCATTGTTAAATAATTTAAATTTATTCTAATGAACTTAAGTTACTGTTTTCAGATGAAGCTTCTGTTTCACTTATAAGTCTACTTAGTTCATCAGCACTTGTTGATGTGATTATTGGTAAAAATCTTTCTGCTGCATAGCATTCATAAGGAAAACATTTTTTACTTAAAAAAATCTCTTCAAGTTCATATCCAAATGCATCTTGTACGTTTAATGATACAATTCTTTTAACTGTATACACTACACCTTCTTCTACCCATTCTTCAAGAGGTATTTTATCAGGTTTATTAGACGCGTCTATGCAAATTACTTTCATAAGGTTCTATAGCGCAAGTTATGTCTACCAATTCATGGAATGTGTTTATCAGGGTAAATATCTCATCAAATGTACCAGATGCAATCTGGCACTCACCTTTATTATGTGCTATCAAAGCACATTGTTCAGCTTGAATGAGAGTATGCCCACAAAACTTAATTAGACAAGCAACTACATAATCAAAAGTATTGTTGTCGTCATTATACAAAATTGCCTTATGTGTTATAATACTGTCCATATAACTAATATAATGATTTATAAGCTAACTTGGAAGTCTTTCCAAACAATTTTCTCTTGGTCAAATTCAGATAAAGCTTCTTTAACCCATTTTTCATCTATAGTATCCATATAACATAGTATGTGTACTATAGCTTTATCATCTGGATTAAGTCTAAGTAATCTACCAATTCTTTGACTAGATTTTCTTTCATTACCATATGCATGCATAATAATACCTTGTTTAAGTTCAGGTATATTTACACCTTCGCTTAGTTGTAGTACTGTAGATAACTTTGTAATATTACCAATCTTAAATTCTTCTAAATTTGTATCAGAATCAGGGTTATTACTATGATAACTATGGCTGCACAATCTATCCGCTTGTGCTTGAGTATTTGCAAATATTATACACTTAGTTTTAATACTTTCTAATAAGAGTTTAGTATATAGTTCTTTGCTTGGATATTCCATCATTGCTTTCATTCTCATTACACGCAACATATGAATATTTCCTGTACTTACATCAATTCTTCTAGACCAGTACAAATAGTTCTTTTCTTCAGAAGTATAGTAACTTTTATTTTTAAAGTTCACTAAATAATTATTTTCTGAAGATAAATTTATCTCATGGACTATAATTTGATAGTCATTAAGTATTTTACTTTGTACTGCATCATCAGCTTTGAATGTATATACAATTGGACAGAATTCATTTACTAGTTTACCTTTTTCAGACCACGTTCTTTTAGGCGGTGTACCGGTTAGACCAAGTATTTTACCCTTATAGAGTTGTAAAAATCCTCTGTGGCTATCCAAAAGACTATGGCACTCATCTAGATAGACGGCATCATAATTATTAGGATCATGCTTATTTAAGCTTAAGTAAGTAGTAAATACCATTCTACCTAATAAATTTTCTTTATTAAATTTTACGGCATCATCTTTCCAGGACTGGAAGATAGATTTTTTAGGAGCAACAACAAGACATTTCATTAAAGGTGTAGTATTTCTTTCTATATGGTTTAAACCAACTAATGTTTTACCTACACCTGTACCTAGAATTATAGCACATCTTTGTTTTCCATCAGTTGCTGCTAAGGCTTCTAATTGAACTTTATCTTTTGTCATAATAATTTATTTTAACCATTTCATAGTTCTAGCATCTGCTGGATTTGCATGAATCCAATCATGACAGTTTCTACAAACTGCTAACCAGGTGCTTTGAACTAAATAAAATGCTTCTCTATTACTACCAGCATATGTATGATGTACATCAGTTGCACCATTAGCACAACCATTTACTTTTATCATACATAGCGGATTTTCAGTTAAATATCTTTCTCTTAGTTTAAGATATTCTTGATCTTTCTTTTTTCTTTTAGAAGAAACCCGAGGGATTTCAGATTGTTTTGGTTTCTGTGGCTTATCTAAATTGCTTTTGTGGCAACTCCAGCAATATTTACAGTATCTGAAACCCTCATGGTTCTTCCAAATTAATGATGGTTTATGGCACACATCACATTCTTTCAATTTAGGTTTAATCATCGTCTGGTGGTTTTGGTACACCTTTAGAAATATAATACCTAATTAAGTCTAGCTTTTCAAGTTTATTTCTAGGTCTTTTTCTCTTGGTTAACGGATCTATAACCCACCAATAGTTTTCATCTCTCAAATCAGACCAATCTTGTAAATCAAAGTTTTTAGTAAGAGTAAAAAATTCTTTATCAATCTCTGACATTCTATCAAAATTGTCCATTACTTAAGTCTTGGCAATTGATTTGGATCTTTAGTTAAACTTAAAAAGTTTTTAGGTAATACACCTTCTTCTATAAAGATAGTAATTATTTGGTCTTTATCAATGTTTAAATCTTTAAAATTTAAAGTATTTTTAAAATTGATATCAACTTCAGAATTCTTAATTAACTCTATAGTTATAGCACTTTTAGGAAAGAATCTCTTGAATAGATTGTTAGTGTATTCAATTGTAACTCTTTGTTTCAAAGTATTAATAACTTTCTGTGCTTTGAAATACACATTAGTTATTCTTTTCTTCTTTTTATTGCACATAGTATCTAATTCTTCTTTTGTTAAAGCTTTTAGACCGTAAAGTGCTCTTTTGTAAAGATAGTTTTGATAAGGTGTATACTTATCTTGTTCATATGACATCACAGTTTGTGAGGTCAATAGATACTCTTGTATCTGCTGTTGTAGTTTTCCTTGCTTCATAATCATACATTAAAAAATTCATAAATAAAAAGGGGCTGATTTCTCAACCCCTTTCTAACTTTTGTAACTTACAAATTATCCTCCAATAGAGAATTCTTCATTAGGTTTCATTGCTTTGCTTTTAGACTTTTGTGCTTCCCAAGCAGCTTGAAGCTCAGCAACGTTATCATGTGCTTTAGTAGTATCTTTTTCAGATAAATCAAAGCTTACTTTAGTTCTTCTGTAAATAGGTGAATCACCTTGCTTACAAACTATGCCAGTTTCTCCAGCGATCTTAAGATCTCTTTCAGGATTTTCTGCATTAAAAGGTTCTAAAGATTCTTCAATAACTATTTTAGCATCCAAAGCTTGACCTGCATAAAAACCCATTGATTGTAAATCTTCTACTTTACCTGGCATAAGGGCACTAACAGTTTTTCTTGATAAGAAACCATTCTTATCAATAGATGCTTTAGTTTGTTGAAATCTTACATATCCGTATTCAGGATTGTTATTTGAAACATTAACAACAGCTCCGGTTGTTTCATCTGCTAATACTATAACTTTAGAGTTCATAATAAATTGTTTTTAAAAAATTAATAAATAAATTGTGAGTGTTAAATACTATATCTTCAAGTACTCAATTGAAAATAAGTGTTATTGCAGGACGCAATAATATTACATATCTGGAAAATCCATTATGTCTATGATATCGTCTAAACCTGAGTCATCATCATTTATGTCTATATCTTCATCAGGAATAAAACTAAAATCATAAGATTTTTCTCGGCTGTTACCTTTAACAGCACTTTGTGTAAAAGGATTTGCTACATGGTCACCAAAATCTTTAGACATCAAATATTGAATGTCTTCATCTGTAAGTGCTAAGTATTCTTCTATTGTTAGATGAATTACTTTGCCATTTGGTAACTGATACATCATAGTTGTAGCATATAATTAGTAAATATACTTTATTTAAACTTACATAGTTGCAGTACACAAAATATATTTAGCACTATATAGCTAACAATGAAAATGGGGATCAATGACCCCCATATCATTTAGCTAGGAAAAGTATATTGCAGATATACTTCTTTAAAATTCTTCTAATAGCTTTAAGCTATCAAAACTTACATTACAAAAATCAGTCTCGGTACTTCCATCTGACATAACATTAGTATACTCAATTTCATAATGTAGATAGCTGTGGTAACCTAGAAATCTCTTTACAGTAACTACAATAGCACCATCAGAATCAGCAAGAGTATTTTTAATATTCTCTTTATTGCAATTATAACCTAAGTTACTTACATGAATCTTACATAATGAATTATTTGGAATAACTTCTGGAAGCTTGTTACCATCTATATACAGTTTAAAGAAATAGTGAATTACTTTTGAATCTGCAGACAAATAAGGCGTCAACAGTTTAATAAATTCATCTTTATTCTTATGTTTAATTAATTCAGATAGTATTTTAGCTACATCAGATTCATCATAGTCAACTGATAGTCTCATTTTTTATTCTCTTTTGCAATTAGATAAGCTATATAGAGATCTTTATTAAAGTTATCCCAATATCTCATCCAATCTAAAATATTTGTACCCATATTATAAAGTTTAATAAGCATCTTCAGCTTTACCAAGACTTATCCATTGACCATTTTCTTTAATCCATACTTCATCTATATAACCTTTAGATAAAGTGTATTTAGTGTCTTTAAATTCAATCTCAATAAGTTTTCCTATTTTGGTAATTTCTACAGGATTACCACCATTTACATTAATCACATTTTTAACAAAACTTTTCTCACTTTTATTAAGAAAGTTAGGTAATTCTTGTGAACCGTTAAATAAAGTAACAAACATATTAAATATTATAGCCATTATTTTCATATTAAATGTATTTCAAAATTGCTAAATAGATCTTCAATCTTTAATTCTGGTTTTTCATCTGAAAAACCTTGTACTAATCTTAAAGGTATTGTATTATGAAAGCTTTCTGAGCTTTTAAGTAAATCAGAAATAGTAATTCGGTATGAACCATTTTTTCTTAATGAATACTTAATAATATCAATAACTGCATTATCAAATACTTTTTCAAAACCATCTTTTAAATACCAATCAAGAAAATCATTTTTAAGTACGTAAAGTTTATCAGGCATCTTCATCCTCCTCTCTCATTTTATCTTCAGCCCACATTTGTTCTACAATTTTATTAAGTCTATTAGTTTCTCTGATATATAGTATGGTGTATATAGTTGAAACTAAGAGAGTTATTCCTAAAATTGCAAATACAACTGTGAACGGGAGACCAAGTTCTAATAAAAGAATCATTATAAAGCCCATCAAAAATACAATGAATAAAAATCTAAAATTTTTCATATCAAATAATCTTAAATGAATAAAAAAGAGTGGTGTTCTAGACTACACCACTCACTTAACCTATGCTATGATATGTCTAGAATAAAGTCATCTTCAACATTTGGTTCATAAAGACCATTTTTGTTAAGTATTTTGCGGAACTTGTTTATATCTTCATCAGATAAATTCATAAGTTTTTCTGTGTTAGCTTCAGTAATACCAAAGTTTAATACATCCATTGCTAACTCATTTAAATCATAATTTGCATTCATAATTAAAATTTTAAGTAAATAAATAAAAAAATGGACAGTTTGTCTTCATGTCCAGGAATACGCAGAATATCACTGCCTTTCTATTGTTTCTTCATAGCACTGTTGACATTGATGTACTTCATCACAAGTGCAAGTTAATTCAGGGTTAATTGCATAGAGTTTTACCATATCAGCAAACTCACTTGCAATCTCACCGTGTATCTTAAATTTAGATACAGGTGCAGTTGTAGCTCTCTTAGCTCTAATAAGCATCTTGAGAGTATTACGGAGATGATTAATGTCCATATGATCAACATTAATCTTCTGACCATTCTTCATAGTCCAATAAACAGGTTCTTGACTCATATTAATAAAAGTAAATAAGTTTAATACTGTTGGTTAGACCAATCTTCTTCTTTTAGTTCTTTTATGAAAAACTCAATAAGTTCTTTTAGCTCTTTACCTGTAAATACAGCTTGAGCAACTTGATCTACATGAGTTATTTTCTCTCCATAGTAACTACTATAGATTTCACAAAAATCTTGATTTGTCATAAGTTTATTTTTAAGTAAATAAATAAAGTTTCTATAAGTTAAATACCCCTCTGCACTCAGTTGTAAAGTATCTCTGACAATATTTATATGTCTATCTACAATACATTCATTAAGCCTCCATATCAGGGTCACTAAAAGTGAGGATAAGAATCAAACTTATCAGGGTTAATTTATTACAACTGCCTGACCTTGGGAATCAGGAATGGTGCATTAAATAATTTTGTTGATGCTTGTTCAGAAGCATATTACGGCACAAAATCTAAAGCCTTGAGTAAGTAATCAATTTGGTTTCAAATATGTAGTCTATCTTACTATTCAACATATTCTAGATACTCTTGGGTTTCGCACATTAGTATCCATAGTACCGATGCCTGGTTACATCTTAAATTGTCTCTCTGCACTCATTGGTAATCAGAAAGTTTAAAAAATAAATAAAACCTAGCACTACTCGGTTTTATATGTTAATGACCTATCCTTCTGAGATAGTTAGCACACGGGCAGTAAGACCCTTCATTAACTTTGCCATACTATGATTGACTGCACAGTAACAGAATAAGATATAGTTGTTCTACTCTTTCTCAATCTTATTGGCCAATAAGACATTGATTAAGTGCTACTGCATTTGTGCTGGCACACAAAATTCATAGCCCCTTTCGGGATAACATCATGTATTGCTACATAATGATTAGGCACTTCCAACTATACCATAAGCTTTAGAGTGTCACCACTCCTTGTCCAGTACTAATTTTTAGTTAGTCTTAGCATTTTACGTCTTACCAGGATAATAGCTCAAATCCCTGATTTTATAGATAACCACATATTGCTTGCAGGCAATACTCTTTGTCTATAACACTGGTAGTTTTAGAACCCTGCAAGGCCTTTGTCCTACCCACCCTTGTGTACAACTGCTCCCCTTACAAGAAAGGTACTGATTGCACGGTGTTTTGGCTATCATAGTAAACTATGCCACAGTTCAACATCTGTGGTTTTATATCCCGCCAACATGGGAAAATTTTAATGGTCTTCAAGGTATATAGACCAAAACCTCTCACTTGTCTGTTATGGTGAGCCAACGCCAGCAGCTTACTGGATAGACACTCGGTTAAGGGAAGAGTGCCGATACCTTACATCTTACGTTGAGGTGCATTTATTGCACCACAAATATATAAAAGTAAAATGAGGACTTGCCTGTGCTAGGTACACAGGACTTGATTTGTTAATAATAATAATAATATTGATTGTGCTCAATATTTGAAGCATAGACAAGAGTATAACAATATCCTACATTGCTATTAGACCGCTGAGTCATCACTTGAATTATACTGAATTCCACTTCAGTCAGCTATATTCTCCCAAGTGGAATCTTTGTGGAGGAGAATAGATAATTAACATACAACATGCAACACCAGGACGCACCCGAACATGAATGTATGATAGTTTAAATTAAACTCACATAGCTTTATCAATACTATATGTAAAATACCTGATTTTAAAGTCTGCACTAACTTTGGATTCATATCACTGCAAATGATATGTTAGCACTATACTCTCTTTGCAGGAGAAGTATAGAACCCAATAGAAGCCCCACAGGTTTGTCACTGTTTGCTAACAGTAAAGAATACCCTCATAAGAGAGTATTTGTCAAGGTTTATTTTAGACACTGCACTCAGACAGGTACTTGACTTAAAATTCGGGAAGATATTATCTTACCACATGAACTAATATATAAGCTACAATAGAGAATGATACCATTCCTAGTATATAACCTATAACAAA